TATTGACACAAGCACTTGCGTTGACAACCCTGAAATTGGGCTTGTAAATAAAGAACTTGTTATTGAGCCCAATAAAGACGATAGAAAAGATTACATTGATGATAATCCTGAACCAGGTGAAGGCGGAAATGTTGGCGAGAGTTTTTTCCCGATCACAAAAGTTTCTTTTGCAACGATTAGAAATAATCGCCCTGCAGCAGTTATAGAGCTTGGCATTAAAAGCAGCGTATTCCAAACCTTAAAAGGCCTCTGCGCTTTTGGTGGCTTGCCTTCTCCAGAAGAAATAAGGGACTTTGGCAAAGAAAATGTCTCTATTAATAATGCAACATATACTGGCTCAATTACTAGGTCTTCTGTATTCAGAATTTTTGTTAGAAAAGCTGGGCAAGAAGATGAAGGCAAAGGATTTACATTTGCGCCTTTACCTCAGTTTTTTGCAATCAGAGGAAGCAAGCCTGTTGCTCAATACAACTCAATACGCATTATTCAATCGTCAAACAAAACGCCAAAAGAGCTTGAATTTAAGTTTGTAGCAGTGCCAGGATCGGAGCTGAGGCTTTTGGCTGATGATTTTGAATTTTCTGAATTAAATAACGAGTATGACGGCGAAGATTCTTCAAGGACAGAAAATGTAAGGCTACCTGGTCTTGGAGAAATGAAAGTTGCATACAAGGGCAAAAAAGTGCCAAAATTATTAATTACTAGCAACAAAGAGTTTTTTAGGGGTGAGCAAACAATAATCGGGACTAAAAATATAGATAAGCCAACTTCTGTTGAGAGAGGGCAGGTACTTCCTGAGCCTGACTCTGGAACGCAAGTAGAAGCGATTCAGCGCATTAGGAATATCGGCAGCCTAGACACTGATGACGACAAATCTGCTCCTGGTAAGAATGGAGCATTTTCACATGCGATAGCAGGTAGCGCCGATAATGGCTTGTATTTTCAAACGCCTGTAGGAGATAGTACGCCTACAATCAGAACGCGGGAATTTTTTGACAATAATAAATGGATTGTTATTGATTGGACTTTTAGAAAAATTGCATTAGCTTCAACTCATTACGCATACGCTAATGGAGCGAGAACTGCTTGGGTGCCAAACACGGCAGATGTGGTTGGCAGTTCGCGTGGTTTTGCTGTAGGAGATGTGGTGACGATTAAGCGTGGACTGGGTGGAACAAATGTTTATGGAGGCGATCCCAGTGAATACCCAAACAGCAACCCATTCAGGCAAAACAACCCAGGTGGAACGACTGCCTCAGGAGGAAACCTAACTTTTTCGGGCCGTGATGTGCAAATCACAAACGTCAGTGAAGTTGAAGTTTTAGGTGGCCGCACACAAGGTTATCTTTACGAGCTTTTCGGTAACGCTGAGAATCTTAGTGCTGGAAGCGTTTCAAACCCAGAAGTGGTAACCTTTACTAAAGGGGCAAAATCTATAAAGATTCAATTTCAATCTACAGTACAAGATCTTAACGAAAATTTCTCTGGTCAGCGCAAGGGATGGAATCGCCCAACAATGACTGTTGTTCAAGATTCGGATACTACGAACAACTGGGAAGCTGGAGATACTTTTGATCATCTTGTGACCCCAAGTGCAGTAAACAATCCATTTCATAACAAATACGGAAATGTTGGTTTTAGATATAAAATAGGGTCTATAAATGTAATAACAACACCAACGGTAGAGCGAGGTGCAGAAGGGTTTGTGACAACTTCCCAGCTTTCTGACTTAAGTCTTTATAGAGAGCTTGTTGAAAAGTCAAACAGCAATGCACCCGAGCATGAAATTGTATATGTCAACGAAATACTTGAAAACGAAAGAGTTCCTAATTTTTTCAATTTAACTCAGGCCGGATTGTCTTTGCGAGCATCGCGTAATTTTACACAATTAGATCAATTGCGTTGCTGGATCGGTAGGGGCACCAGAGTTAAACGATTGCATCCAGATCGTGAGCAGTGCTATGGCGATTCAAAGGAAATTGGCGCCAGCAATTTGTTTACCGATTTAGTCTTTTATTTGCTGACGGACCAGATGGCTGGAGCAGGTGGATTGCTTGGCATGAAGGCTGATAATGCTCCGCTGGTTGACTTAGATCAAATGATTGAAACCACGCGGTTTATCAAAAAACAGAAGCTTTACTTTAATGGGCCAATAACGGACAGAACAAATTTGAGGCAATTTATTACGGATCTAGCGCCAGACTTTTTGTGCAACTTTATTGTGTCTGATGGTAAATTTGCGCTCAAGCCTGCTATTCCGTACAACCCCAAGAGCGGAAACATTAACACTGGTCCGGTCGTAATTGAGCAGTTGTTTACATCCGGCAATATCTTAGAAGATACATTTAAGGTTGAGTATTTACGTTCGGAAGAACGGCGTCAGTTCAAGGCTGTTGTCCGGTACAGAAATGAACAGCCTAATAAGCTGCCTGAAGAGCGTTCAGTTGAGGTTGCGTTAAAAGGAGAAATTTCAGACGACAGAACTGTTGACTTACTGCCTCAAGAGCAGTTTGATTTGACGCAATTCTGCACATCTGAGGATCATGCCGTTCTGGTCGCCAAGTATTTTATTGCCTTGCGAAAGCTTGTTACTCATACAATTAGTTTTTCAACAACACTTGAAGGCTTGAGTATAGCTGCGGGGTCTTACATCAAAGTTGTCACAGAGGCTAGCCCTTATAGTCCCGCCAACAATGGAACGATCAGCAGCACTGGTGTTGTTACTAGCGTGAGCGACTTGGCAGATGGTCAATATCAAGTTTCATTTTTTAGGTCTGATTCTGAAGATATTGAAGATGGACTAATGAGCGTCAGTAATGGGCGGGTACAGGAATCAAAATTCCACGATTCTGTATTTAGCCTTAAAAACGACACCGTTTCTAGAAACATCTATGTTGTCGAACAACTGACCTTCTCAGAGCAGGGCACGGTTGATATTGTGGCATCGGAGCATCCCTGCGATGATGATGATAAAAGCGAGCTAGCCTCGTTGGTAACGTCTGATAGCTTCCGAATCTTCTAATGCCTTTCCCCGATCTTGTTCCTACTGCACGAGCGTTTGAGTCTGGCGACTATCCAGTCAGGACGTTTAAGGCGCAGAATGGGGCTGAGACGAGGATTCTGTATGGCAGCAACCGCACCAATATGAAGCTGTCGCTGACGTATGCAAATGTCTTTGATGATGTCGCAGAGCAATTTCTGGATCATTACGACGAGGTTCAAGGCAGCTTTCAGACCTTTGACATTGGCGACAGAGATTTTGCGCGTGGTGGCTGGGAAGGTACTCCAAGCGCCTTGGGGCCAAAAGCTTCAGGCAATAAATACAGATACGAGAATCCGCCACAGGTTGTTCAGGTGCGTCCTGGAGTCAGCAGTGTTACAGTGAACCTGATTGGTGTGCTCTGATGTCTTACTACACCGGAAGACATGGAAGCCTGTTGCTTGATGGCAACACCATTGCTCAGGTACAGAACTGGTCAGTCAGTTCATCCGTATCTCTGTTGAGCATCAAGACGCTTGCAGAAACTGATGATCGCTTCATTGCTGATGGTCGTACAACCACAGGCAGCTGCCGTGTGCTTTACTATCAAGAAACGCCAGGCATAAAAGGTACAAATAATGCAAGTACATTTATCAATAAAGTAATTAAAGCAAGAGAGATCGGCGGAGATTTTTTCCAAGGCGCTACGCTCGCACAAGGCCCTGACGGCACAAATCGGTCCAGTCTAAGACTGAAAGTTGATGATGGAACGGATAATGGACTGTTTATCGAAATGCGTGTAATCATAACAAACATTACAATGACAATGGCAGTTGGCGAGGTTTTAGCTGCTGACATTACGTTCCAGTCTCATGGAGCACCACAGTTCGTCAACATCTAATGAGCGTTTATCTTGGCACGTTTGGAAAAGTTGAGCTGAAGCGCAAGTTTGACGCTAGGCTTGTCGGCAAAATCAACGGCAATGACGTAAACACAGCCGAAAAACGATTCAGCTTTGATTTTGACCTAGACCAGTTGATAACAGGAGACAGGATAACAATTAAAGAAATTAATGGCAATGCGTTAGATTTTATTAATAAAAGCGACGGCAGTAGTTACACAGATTCTAGTGTTACCAAATACATAAATGTTGACGAAGCTGGTGGCATAAGACTTTACGGCAGCTTTGCAAATGCAGTGAATGGCGGCACAGCAAATGCTACGCCGTTAAGCACAGGCAGCAATCTCAATGTTGAAGTGACCATTAAAAATAAACGCCGCCTGTTGGCGCAGGTTAGCAGTTATGAAATTAACACTGAGCGCGAAAGCGTAGATACAACTGTGTTGTCAGATAACTTCCGACAACGAGTCAGCTCTTTAATCTCTGGATCGGGTCGTTTCAGTGCGTTTTGGGAATATGCTGGGGATGACAACAGTGAGCTTCCAAATTATTTATTGCAACTGATTCTACGGACAAAAGTTGGCAGTAATTTCGCCGCACGCTTGTATATTAAAGACAGCAACTATAATCCAAGTGGTGTTGCTATAAGAAACAACGATGAGCTCTATTACAAGGTTGAAGGTATAATTACTGCCGCTGCTGTGCAGTTTTCTCCTAGCGATACAGTTCAAATTACGGCAGATTTTATTACTACGGGTCCGGTTGAGCTAAAAGTTGATCTTGAAGTGCCGTTTGCTTTGACGCAAGAAGATGGCAGCAAGCTTCTTGAAGATGATAGCTCTCAGGAGATTGGCATTGTCGGTTCTGGCACAAGCTAGTAACCGCTTGCTAAGCTAGGCCAAGACAATCCTAGCGCAACGTAGCTAAGGAGCTTTAAATCATGGCTGACTTAAAAATATCCGAGCTAGCGGCCCTTGCTGGTGCGGATCTTGCCAGCGGTGACTTGTTGGCTGCGGTTGACAGCAGTGCTAGCGAAACAAAGAAACTAACGATCAGCGATTTGATCGCTAACGGCGTCACGCTAATCAGTGATGACACGATTCCTGGTGCAAAGATCCTGTTTGCTGCTGGCGACATTGCTACAGCAGACATTGCTGACTCAGCAATCACTGCAGTCAAACTGGCGGCCAATGCTGTTACAGCAGCCAAGCTCGCTGATGAGTCAACAGTTGATCTAGTCACGACGCTACCTGCGTCTGGTTCCTTTGCAGGACAGCTTGCTTTAGATACTGACGATAACAAATTATATGCGTGGTCAGGGTCTGCATGGCTTAGTTTAAAAGCTGCAGGTTCAATTAACAGCGTTAGCGGTAGCACAGTCGGTGTTGTTGACATTGTCGCTACGACAACAGGCGATAGTGTTGCGATTTCAGCAAGTGTCAACGATTCATCTGCTGCTAATCAGTTTCTTGCTGGGCCGACCAGTGCTGGTGGTGCGCTTGCTTATCGAACGATTGATGGAAGCGATCTGCCGGTTGCCACGACAAGTGCAAAAGGTGGTGTGGTTGTTAATGCGGAAGGTCTCCGCATGGATTCAAACACGATTGAAATTGACAATGACGTAACTGCTAGTTCAACGCATCATGTCGTTACCTATAACGCCAAAGGTTTAGTTACTGGCGGTCGGGTGTTGGCTGCATCAGACTTACCGGCTGCAACTGCCAGCACAAAAGGTGCCATCATTCCTGGAACTGGATTAGCAGTTGATGCGGCTGGAAACCTTGACCACAGCAATACAGCAACAACAGGTACATTTACCAAGGTTACGATCGATGCACAGGGGCACGTCACCACTGGTGCCACATTAGTTGCAGGTGACGTTCCAGATATTCCGGCGTCGAAAATCACAACAGGAACTATTCCTGCGTCATTGCTTGCTAGTGATTCGGTTACTGCAGCCAAACTTGCCAATCAATCAACTTGCAAATTCGGTGGGGCCGGTGCGACAGATAATGTGGTCGTTTTCCCTGATGGTGATTTCCAAGGACAGCTGTTTTTCGACGAGAAGAATGAAGATTTATTTATTTTTACCGGGGATTCTTTCTTGCCGATCACGGTTATCAGCGGAAACCTCGTCAACGCTGGAACGTATAACGCCAACACTAACAAGGTTGTCACGGTCACGACTGCTGGCTCTGCTGCTGGTTTTACGGCCGATGCGGCTCTACCATCTCCCGCTAGCGGAAATTTAAATTATTACGTGGTCGTGTCTGATTCGGGCACAGGGTCGGGCAACGCCCCAGCCGTGTCTTTGGCACCGCCAGACATGTTGATCTCGCTTGGTGCCGGAACTTCGACATTCCAGTTGATCGATGTGAGTAATGCCATCGCTGGTCAGACTGCGGCAAATATCTCGGTGGTTCCAGCTGGAGATATTAGTTCGACTGATTGCCAGGCTGCGTTGCAAGAGCTTGATTCTGAAAAACTAGCGTTAGCTGGTGGAACGCTGACCGGTAATTTGAATTTAGGTGATGGCGTCGTCATTGTCTTTGAAGGTGCAACTGGTGATGACCATGAAACCACAATTACTGTTGCCGACCCAACCAGTGATCACACAATCACTTTTCCGGATGTAACAGGCAATGTTGTAACGACTGGTGACACGGGAACTGTTACGAGCACGATGATTGCGGATGCAACGATTGCTAACGCAGACATCAGCACGACTGCAGAGATTGCAGTAAGCAAGCTTGCAAACGGTAGTGCCCGTCAACTGCTGCAAACAGCTTCTAACGGCAGTGACGTTGAGTTCACCAGCAATATCGATATCCCTGGAACGCTGGATGTTACTGGTGCGGTGACGCTTGATTCGACGTTGCAGGTAGATGGTGTTGCGACATTCAACGACAACATCGTGATGGAAGGCACGTCTGCTGACGCACATGAGTTGACGCTGACTTGTAACCCGACTTCTGACGTTACCGTCACGTTGCCTGATGCAACGACAACTGTTGCTGGTCTTGCTGTTGCTCAGAGCTTTACGAAGGCGCAGCGTGGTGACGTTGTTTCGTTGACCGATGCGGCAACTATTGCTGTTGACCTGAGCTTGGGCAATAACTTCAGCGTGACGCTTGGGGGCAACAGGACGCTAGGCGCTCCAACAAATACAACAGCTGGTCAGTCTGGTGTAATCGTGGTCACGCAGGACGGTACAGGCTCTAGAACACTTGCGTATAACTCGATCTACAAGTTTGCTGGTGGGACGGCACCGACTTTGACGACGACGGCTAGTGCTGTTGACGTTCTTGCCTACTATGTGGAGAGTGCGACCCGTATTACGGTCACTTCACTGCTGAACGTCTCATGAGTATTCCTGGAAGTGCAAGCCCGCTGTTTTTGACATCAGCGGCTGCTGCTGCAGAGTTCCAGATTGACCGTAGCTTGCGTT